CGCCACCGCCCTGCTTTTCGCTACCGTGTCCTTTTTCGTCTTTCGCCATTTAATATCCCCCCGGTTGCCCAGTGTTCGGTTGTCCAGTGTTCGGCGGGCTGGCGCCCGATGCTTGCGCAGCTCGGTACTGAGCGATCTGCTGATTGGTTGGCGGGTTGTTTAGCGACCCACGCGGCATAACGCCCTGCACGCCGGCCGGATTCGGCCGCGTCGGCGGCGGCGTTTCATCGTCAATGAGCGCCTGCTCTTCCTCGAGCGTGCGTTCTTGACTGGCGATCTCGCCCTTTTGCAGATTGTCGTAGAGCGTCTGCTTGCTGATCGCGCCCTGTATCCAGAGTTGGGTGAGTGCGACTGCATCGGCGGCCGATAGCGTAGCGTCGACCAGCGAAAGGTTCGGCGTGACGATCACCTCGTCTGGATCGATTCCCATGAATTGCGCGGCGGATTTAAGCGCGCGCTCGAGTCCCTGGGCGGCTGATTGCGCGATCGATGTGAGCGATGCGGTCTCGGCAGAGAAGCGCAGCTTCAATGCGTCGCCCGATTCTGACGTTCTGCCCTTTTGCGCGTTCATGAACATGCGAGCGCCGGCGACGGCGGCAGCTTCCACCTCGTCCGCCATGGCGATGCGATGAGCGTCAATGCCCCTGCATGACGGGCCGACATATTCCGCCTTGGATTCCGCCGGCAGCGTCAGAATGACGGAGGCGCCAAGCATACTCGGCGTATCCTCTTTCGGGATGCCGGTGATGACGAATGTTTCCTGGCCGCTCATATAAAGCTGATGGCGATAGTCTGCGTCCAGGCGATAGCCAGCCAAGGCGGCTTGCGCCACGCCGAGCAACGGCACCTCGCTAGGTTCAACGGCGAGATCGAGCGCACCAAAGACGACCAATGGAATCTTGGTGAATCGCTCGCCGCCGCGTTGTAGCGGCAATGTGGGCGAGCCCTCATTGTATTCTTCTCCGCCGCCGAGATAGTCGAAAATCCTGACTTGGTAGAGACCAGTCTCTGGATCAATCTCGAGCACGCGATATTTCTTGATCGGCCACCATGAGAAGCCGTTGCGCACCAGACGCGTTTCGTCGAGCACATAAAAGTCTTGCTCGCGCGACCAGTTTATCAGCCGCTCTGCTTCGTAAAACGCCAGATATGGCAGATCATCGCCGCTGGCCTTCTCAGGCATATCGGTCAATAGCGCTACGCGGCCGGTGCAGAGCAAATCGTGTACTATACGGCGATAGACGATTTCCATGCTGTCGCCGGTGCGCGTGGTCTTCTCGATCATTCCCTCGAGCGCCTTGGGCAGCTCTACCTTGGGTTCGACGCGATTGAGTATGCCGGCCATGCCGCGCAGGACTGGCGCTACCAATGGCGGAAACTTTGCACGCATCTTGTAAGCATCGTAGAAGGACTTGGTCTTGCTCGCATCGTTGCGAAATCCGTCCGGCATCGGCAGATAGAATTCGCCCTTTTCTTTGATCTGGCGGTCGCCGTGCAGACAATCCCGCATCATCGTCCAATCGAGCTTGGCCTCCTCGAAATCCGGGTGCACCAGCTCGACAAATCCATAGTCAGCCATCAGATCATTCCCCTGACTACGGAAGTTGAAACTTCGCCGCGCCGGTGATCGAGCATCAGCTCGGTCAATGCCCACACCATCGCGTCAGCTCGGTCAGGCGATCGATCGCCCATGTAGCCAGCCGAGGAGAAGCTCATCATTTGGTTTTCCAGGTCGACAAAACTGCCGACGTGTTTGATTTTGCCGTCCGCGTAAAGCGCGCTGATCGGTTCGGCGCGAACGTGCTTTCCGCGTGACGCGGTGACTTTTTTGAATGGAACGTTGCGGCGCGTTGCCTGTATGGTGGCGCGCACCATGTCGCCGCCGTAGTTTTGTTCTCCGACAATCAAGTCGGCCTGCCAATTGTCGTACGCATCAACCGCGGCCTTGCCCCAACCCTCCGGCGAGTAGTGGCCGCTTAAGTCGGCGAGCACATAACCAATGCCGTCGTAACCCTTGCCGCAGACGAGGATACCGATCTCGTCCGAGCGCGTGTCTTCCGGCCCAGAGCAGCCAGATGGGTCGACCGCCACATCTATCGACTTCATGCGGTCGAGCAGCGCCTGCCGCTCATCTTCGTTCCTGGGCGCGGCAATGCGCTGGATCATGTCGTATGACCAGAGCGCCCCAACAACCTGCGGCACGAACTCGCCGAGCAAAAACCGCTTGCGATCCTTTTCAGTCATCGCCTCGAGGGTGGCGATATAATCCGGCGGCAGATTTGGCAGGTTGTCGCCAGGATTGATCCGCATCGACGCGTAGTTATCCATGTCGATATGCGGCTTGCGCCCGCTCGGCTCAATCAGTTCTTTGAACACCCCGTAAGTCCAGTGCCCAGTGTGCGGCGGATTGCAATCGTACCACGCTTTATTTCGTAGAGGCTTTCCGCGCAGTTCTTTCGGGCAATACTCTCCGTCTAGCGTTGCAGTTTGCGCCAGGCGCGTAATGGCCTTGTTGCGTGAGTCATAAGCAATTTCGCTGCATTCGTTCAAATATATTGTTGCATATTCAGTGCCGAGAATTCTTTCAGTGCGCTCTTTATCACCCAGGCCGCCGTAGAGGATTTTTGACCCGTTGGGCAGCAAGTGCAGCGAATTGGTGTGATCATAATCGAGCACTAAGCCAGGAAAACAAATGCGCGCAACCGCAGGCATCGTATCGTCAATGATCGAGCGGCGCAGACCATTAAAATGTTTACGGAAAATAGCGTGTCTTGATCCAGGCGCGGCCAGAGCCCGCCACGTGATCGCGTAGCAAATAACGAACGTCTTGCCCGAACGCGCTCCGCCATAGAGCATGACGTGCTTGGCGTCGCTGCCGAGCAGGTTAATTGCTTCCCGGTGCTTCGGTGTCCGCTCGAACGGATCAAAGAAGGACGGCATCAGACGGGCTCAAAGAGAATTGCAATGCGCCGCCGGCCGGCCCAGATAGCTCGACACGTTGCTTATTGTAGCGCAATACCTTGGCGGTAAATTCAGCGGCCCCAAGATGGCCGTTCTCGACGTGCTTCTCGATCACGTCCTCTGCCATGTCAGCGCGGGCTTCCGCAAAATCAAACTCAAGCTCTTTCAGCGCAGGATAACGGTCGATGTAGTTCTTAATGGTGCGGGTGCAGCAGTTGAGCAACTTTGCAGTTCTCGAGTGGCGCCCGCGCGCCGCAATCAGCGCCTCCTTGACCTCATCGAACGTGAAATCAGGCTTGCGAATCGCAGGAAAGGTTCCCTTTACCGTGCAGTCAGTGGAAATTTCAGAACCGTCAGCGTTGCTCGTCGGCAACGTCGGCATCGGAGCGTTCTCCGGTGCTGGCAGGTATTTCATCGTGAATCTCCTGCCCCGTCGGGGCGTAGTCATTCCATGACACCGAGCAGTCGGGGCTAAGCCCGATCGTCTTGCCGATGTCTATAATTTGCCGCATTGCGGTATCGCGTATTTCAACGAATGGGTTGGGCACCACGCGATCATTCTTGTCCTTGACGATCAAACCCCTTTGGGAAATCTGATCGCAGGCTTCCAGAAAATCGGAGTAGGCTTGGCAATAGAGAGCGACCAAATCGCTATGCACCTTAGGGTTAATGCGCGAGCGATCGAATAGCGACCAGAGTCCTACCCACTTGTCGCTGGCGCGGCCTTTCAGCCAACTCGGTGCCGGCGGAACAACGTCATCGACGTTAATCGCTTGAATTATCGCCATAAACTCCCCCGCGGCACATCAGAGCAATAAAATTGCTCAATAAATCTTGCATTTTTATCAATATTCCGGTATATTATACCAACCTACCAACAGGAGACATGCATGCCGATAGGACCGAAAGAGCGGGCTATCCGCGATCTAGCGACGCATAAGCGCCCAGCCCATCATCAGATGATGATCGATGATGGATGCCCAGAAACTCTACTGCGCGATGGCGTCGCTCCTAAAATCCGGCAGTCGAGAAAATCAGACGGCACCGTCACGCTAGCGCCACCGATTGCAATTCAGAAAGCCATCGCAGCCGAATTTGTCGAAGCGAGTCCGCCTGAAATAGAAACAAAGATGCCCGAGGCGCTAGCGCCGCCAGCACCAGAGAATAAGATCGGAAAAGCGAAAAAGGTCGGCAGCAAGACAGAAATCGTCGCCGCGTTACTCAGGCGCCCAGAGGGATGCACGACGGCGGAAATTCTCTCGGCCACAAATTGGCCGTCCGTATCGGTTCCCGCCGCTGCAAAGTCCGCAGGGCTGACGCTCAAGAAGGAAAAGGACGGAAAGATTTCCCGTTACTGGGGCACCTAAGCCGCCACCGTCGGAACTCTCTCGGCCGCAACATCATCAAAGGTGCGGCCATCTCCGTCGAGTGTAGCCTTCTCGCCGGTAAAACTCTGCCAGCGATTTACCACGACATCGACATAGGCTGGCGCAAGGTCAGAAGCAAAGCACGCCATGGCCTTACGTTCGCAAGCAATTAACGTCGACCCGCTACCAATGAATAGATCGATGACAGTCTTTGCTTCCGGGGCAACAGTCTCAATCACCCATTCAGCTAACGCGATTGGCTTTTGTGTTGGGTGAACACGTCTCTCGCCGCGTTCTGATGCTTTTATAAGTCCAGACCATTGATGACGCAATAACCGGACGATCTTATCTTGATTCGTCCATGCCAATTCAGCGTCAGCAAACGATCCAGTATTTTCCTTGTCCCATACCAGCCAGCACCTGGATGGCGGCAATTCGGATGCAAAATAATTTCCGCCCCATAGGACGATGGCGGGAACGCCAAGTTCAGTGAGAATGGAATAGCCGCGCACTGCGGTTTCAATCGAGTCATCGCCGATGACCTCGGCATAAACTCCTGGTTCGATAATCGCATTTCTAGCGGGGCGGTGAAGGCGGCCAGCCTTGTATGATCCA